CCCCCTTGCTATTGACTTTGTTAAAACGTCAGTAGTCTGGGAAGAGCTTCTCACGCGCCGCTTCGGCACTGAATCTCAATGGTTCAGTATCGTCGACGGTAACGGTCTATTTACAGTTCCTAAGAATAATGAGATCGACAGAGCTGCCTGCAAGGAGCCCTGAATGAATATGTTCTTTCAGCGCGGAGTCGGGTCCTTTATAAGAACTCGGCTCCGTACTGTTGGAATTGATCTTAATGATCAGACGCGGAATAATCGACTCGCTTGCGCGGGAAGCCTTGATGGCTCCTTAGCTACGATCGATCTTTCCTCGGCAAGCGATAGTATCTCTGACCGTTTGGTCTGGGATCTATTGCCTCCTGCGTTATATTCATTTCTTGATCTAATCCGTTCGAAAAGGATCTCGAAAGAGTCTCCTCTAGGATCGTGGAAACACGCATTATTCTCGACAATGGGTAACGGGTTTACCTTCGAGCTTGAGTCCATGATTTTCTGGGCTATTGCTAAAAGTTGCACTCTATACCTTAACGTCGACTGCACTAACATCGGAGTCTACGGGGACGATATAATTGTCCCGTCTGAAGTTTTCCCATTGTTACATGACGTACTCGGTGCTGTAGGCTTTACTCTTAATACTGAGAAAAGCTTCTACACTGGTCACTTTCGTGAATCATGTGGAAAACACTTCTTTAGAGGCACAGATGTTACACCATTTTACATAAAACAACCTGTGGTGAATATAGAGAGGCTTATGCTTCTCCTTAATCGCCTTAGGTCGTGGGGAGTTATTTCCAACATATCGGATCCGCGTCTCTATGAGATCTGGAAAAGCTATGCTGTAAATGTCCCATCCATGTATTATGGTGGCCAGGACTGTAACACGGGGTATTCCCTTGTTACAGGACATATTCCACGAAAAGAGCTTCGTCCGATAAGCGTTCGAAAGAAATATTTCGACGATTATGAAGAATACGGTCGCCTTTGTGCAGCACTTAGCACGCCGGCGGCTCGTATAAATCACTGCCTCTCTAACGATTATTTCGTTAGTTGGGCAGATTGGACTAGTTATCTTCGTTGGAGTGCGATGAATCCTGAATCAGCAAAAGATGCTGTTGAGGATACGCGCACGGCTGCAGGTTTCGCTACCAAGCGAAATAGGAGTTGGATAGTCACGGTTCCGAGGTTTCCACAGGAAATCTTGGGTACGGCGACGCCCCCAACAGGTTATGGCATGAATGCCTAACTCCTGAAGGAGGATGACAGTAATCTGTCGATCATCGTAACCGAT